CCGCGAATTCTCGCGGTGGTAAAACTTTCATCTGTGTACACCTCTACAATTTGTTCCGATGTATCATTAGTGAACAGCCTGAGCAAGGGGTTTGGAGCCGGACGGGCGTCTTGGACCCCGTAAATGCGTACAACTCCCCCCAGTAAGCCTTTGTAGAGCTTGTCCCCATTGATGAGAGGAATGGGCATGGTATCCACGGAGTCAAACAGGTCGTATCGGATGGTCCCATACTTCTTCTTGTCTGCCTTGGAGGTGGTAGACGGGAACGGAAGGCCAGTCCTCTTGTCTACGAACTCCTTATGGACCACCGAGACTCCGGTAACGGACGCCATAAGAGCAAGGCGAATCCTAAAGGCATCCATGTTGTTAAATCGCCAGATGTTGTCCAACAGAAGTTCCATTGCTGGCTCTACCACCTTGTCCTCTTTGCCAAGTACCTTGGCGTTGACCCGGCTCTCGCTGGTAGGCTGTCCATAGAGATAGCCGACAATAACATCACAGGTCTTGGAGCAATGGTTCTCTACCACGGCGCTATCTACGCGGATGGCATACTCTGAGGCATCCTCTCCGTCGAATCTACGCATGTAATAACGCTGGTTACTGCCGTAGTAATAATCCCAGTATCTCAGGAACAGTGTCCGCCTAGTGGCCCAGAACGACTGAACGTCGGCAACGATGCTCTTGATGTCATATTTCATCGGAACAACCCTCTCGGAAGGAAGATAACGTCTCTGGGACGCTTCTCCAGTGCTATCATTAGATACACGAATGCGTGAAAATAATGGTCCGCTACCTTGGTCGGCGGGAAGAACGTCCTCATGTTGCCGTTCGTGTCTTCCTGCATGGCCTTGATGGGGGCCTTCATCATCTTGTAAAAGTCTTTGACGTTCCGTATATCCTTTGGCAGGAGAACGCGGTTGTCAAAAAATGCCTGAATGACCATCGACATCACCAGAGACCGATTGATATGGATGATGATATCATCCTTGTCCTTATTCGTATCCTTGGTGGTCTCAAGATAGGTTGGGTAATACGCCGCCATCATGCGTCCCGCGTGTGCGGCACAGAACTCCTTACTCTTGAGCATTTCCGGCTGGGCGTCCATGACTCCGAACCTGACGTTGTAGCGTTTCATGATACGCTCAAGTTCGGTATAGTCTTTACATTCTCCCGCCCATACAACCTTGATTTGCCTGTCAGGCGTTTCAGCGCCAATCACGACATGATGCACCTTGCCTAAGTCAACACCCATAAACGTGGGGTCGTCGGACTGGTACAGAATGGCGTGATTTGAGCTATTACGCGCCAATTCCAGTAATTCGTCTGTAATCTTACTACCTTTCGGCTCGAACGGTACGCCCAAGTCGGAGCACCTGAATTCCTGCTCTTTGAGTGCATTGAGAGAGTCGAGCCACATCTGGTTCAGGTTCGGATTGGCCAGCATAAGTTTGCTGACCTGATATCCGTGGCAAGTCTTGGAAAGCTGTGGCTTTAGAGGAACATACTTGCCAGAAACAACCGTATCAGGATTAAGCTCGATATGACATCCAGTGCAAATTCGTCGTGCGTCTGGAGCGTACTCTGAGCGTCCCCGTTTATCCTCGTTGAGGTCGACGATGTTTTCGTCCCAGAGTATCTGCTGTTCTTTCCTACACTTTGGGCATCGCACCATCCACACCCTCTGGTCACTGCCCGGATTTGTGTCGTCTCCCGCGTACTCCGCAGAGATACCCATGCCGGGGTAGGAAGGTGTCGAGAAGTATCGCATTTGTGGGTGTGATGCCGCACCAAGCCGTTTCTCCAAGGTGTAGACGACGTTACCAAAGTCATTGCTATTCGCCTCAAGAACGGCTGTGTCTAGTTCGTCCACCAGAAGCGTGGAGACATCAACCGAAATCATCTGTCTGCGATTCATCACCCCGCGAAAGTACAGGGTGTTACCGCCAATCTGGATTTGCTCCAGATTCATCACTCCGCTAATCTTGCTTGCGACGAAGGTATTATCTTCGATAGATGGTCTGACCCTGCCGCCCACCAGCTGTCGCAACTGCTGGAGAGCCGGGAAACCATAAAGGATATTGCCTTTTTTGTAGATAGCCTTCCAGACAGCCCACGCGACCATGAGTTCCGTGATGCCGCACTGGGCAGATTTCTGGACGACTACCTTCTGAAAGGTGTCAAGCGCCACATCGTACAGAAAGGGGCGCTCCTTAAACGAATAGAGTTCCCCGCGAGACTCACCGGAGGAAATCTTCCATTTCTCTAGCAAAAATAGGGCAAAAGACTCACTCAGTAGCTCCTCTGGTAATTCCGAGGTCCTTGAGTCTACGTCTGACATAATCTAATACCTTGTCGTTGACTTCCTTGCAACCAGAGAGTTCAGCAAGTTGGCGCACCGAGAAGTTGTTGTCAACATAGTTCTTCGTCAGCCACTCTTTCGAGTTCAGGAGGACGTTGTTGAGAAACAATGGGCACGTGGAGATTTCACTTGTCTGAACCTTGCACTGCTCACCGTGATACCGGCAATAACACATATTTGTCCACCCTTCACCCCAGCCACACTTATCGTATTCGGTGACGGTGGTGAAGTTGGCGTCCACCGCAGAGGGTAGCTGGTCCTTGAATCTGGTGCGGAGGCTATCCTCAATCACCTTCCTGATGTCGCTGGCATCTATCTGGGGATTGTCCGACTTCGACTTGAGGCTAACGTCGATTTTCGTCAGCTTCAGTTTGCCCATCTGCTCGTCAATGGAATTGATGAGCATAGAGAAGACCTTCACGGCGTCGAAGTACGACCGCTTATCCCTGTCGACGAGGTCTTCGGGGGGCTTCTTGTTGATGATGTCAAGAACACGCTCGGCTATGCCGTTGAGTTCGGAGATTCTCGCTATGCGGTTGGCAAATCTGAACTTCCTGCTCAGGTGCGTTGCATAGTGTATCGAGATATCGTCAATCAATGGGGCAAAAGCATAGCGGTAGTAGTAAATATCAAAGTCATTCGGGATAGTCGGAAGGTCGCTACCGCTACGACCTTCATTCAGTTTGGCTATAATGTCTTTGGGGCGCGAAGCCAGCGCTAATTCCTTAATGACAAACCGCTTCTCTTGTACGGATAGATTGCTGGTGGACGGTGGCTGTCCCTCGAAGAACTTATCAATGATTTCGTCAGCCTCGACCTCAAAATCCTTATCCAGTTTTTGGAGGTCTCGTGCCATCCCTGAGTTCTTTCAATGTAAGACCATATGTTAGCTGAAAATGGGGAAAATCCGAAAACTTCCACGCACCGCCCCACTCCAAGCCAAGAATCTGACCAATAGTACCAATTTCCTCGTAATCAGTGATGTCGTTGTCGTTGACATCGACTCCGGTGTGCCAGTTCAGCGTTCCCTTGTCTTTAACGGCGACATCAAACGCCAGTCCGAAGTTGTGATAGCTCCACCCTCCCCGCGCTTGCGTAACAATACATCCGAGGGGATGTATCGGACAGGAACCAATGGGTCGTGTGTGTCCGTCATGAACACAGGGGGGTCCTGCTTTTGTCCGTCCCTGAGCATATAGTTCGTCCTGCTCTTGGTAACTGCGTAACGTCTGTGTTACTACCAGTGGTACACCCTGATACGCGCACTCTTCAACGAGTCGGAGTGCTAGGGTTGCCACTCTTGGATGGAGTAGACTTATGTCCCGTGACATAGTTTGTGATTAGCTCCCGTAATGCGTAGATGTTCTCGTCTATGTTTTTTAGTCTTGCTTCCGCTTCTGTCCTTGGGATGGCCTGTAACGCGTGTGTCTGTGCGTCTTGGGCTATCGCCTCTGTCCTCACCACAAAGATGATAACTGTAGCTAGAACAACGATAAAGGATATGACTTGGCCCAAGGTGATTGTCGGCTCGAATCTGATACCCGCTAGTTTCATTTCAGCCTACTCCCCAAAAACACACCTAACAGAAGTTCCACTCCATCTTTCACATCAAAATCAAAAAGGCCACGAGGAACTGGGTATGTAATTGTATCCCGTACAGTCGTGACATAAGACCGTTCCCGTGGCTTGAACACTACCGATATGTTCTCTGAAACAAACTCCGCGCGCACGTGCAGGGTATCCTCGTACTTGCCGAGGGTATCCGTATTGTACTCTAGTGCTATCTCAGCTAGCCCTTTCAGTGAATCACGGAGGGCAAGTATCTCTCTTAAGCGCTGTGCGGCTAAAGCCGTATCTTTCTTTACTAGAATCTCCGGTTTCAGCTCCCCCTTCACCTTTAAGGTGATAGCTAATTGCAAGGAGTCCATCTGTGCCGGAGATAACCAAACCGTTACCGGTTTTTCTATGATGCGCGTCTCAGCTCTGGGGAAGAAGAGCTCCTTCGCCGCCAAACCGAGAACCACCACTATCGCTAGTGGAATAATGAGATTACTGAGTCGGTCCATTGCCGCCAATCTTGTTCTTTATCGCGTTGATGATATCCGCAAAATTTGCGACCCCCCAGATAAGACAGATGGCGCCGACAATAATGCCGAGAGCCGTGATATCCTGCTCATTGATGCCGTCCTTAACGACCCACCAGAACGCAACCATGACGGCAACGGTTATGACGATATTCTTGATGTCCTTAATCCACTCCTGCATAAGCCCTCCACTTTGCCCTAAATATACGGAATGCCGCGGTTTTTCTACTGGTTCATTTTTTTT